TCACCACGAAAAACGAAGGGGCGGTTATGCCCGCCCCTTACGATTTGATGTTTTCTTAACTACCGGCTTCACGGGCGTCTCATCCTTTACATCACTAGATGATTCATTTTCAGCCATTACAGGCTCATCCATGATCTCATGGAAAACATCACGAACAGCAGGGATAAAAGTTTCTACCTCGGCTTCCGTAACATTCTTATACTTGCGCATCAAAAGAGTAGTCAGGTCTGCCTTTGCAGTCTCTTTTGAAATAATTCCCTGACGATACTGATTTACGGCAGTCCACACAAGAAAGTGCGGCTCAGTGTCACAAATCATTCGCCAAGGATTAAGACGCGCATCCTGCTCGCAATGCGGGCAAACCGGATATTCTTTTCCGCAAGTACGGCACCAATTCAGATTTGCCATTAGACAGCAGCAGTCTCGATGCGGAACAGGCGCTTGTCTTCGGAGCAGTATTCCTGAGTAGCGCTGATCTTAACAGGATGAGTCAGCTCGTTGTTCAGGGTCATGTCGATAGCGCTATCCATCTTGGCATTCGGGAAGATGATACGCATCAGCTTCTTGTTTGCCTTATCGCAGGGATTATAGCAGAATGCCTCAATCACGAACTCGCCCTCGGTAGAGAACTTATCGGCACTATCATTGATAGCAATACCCTCCTCGCTCTCGTACTGATACTTCACAACAAAGCGGTCACCAGCCTTCAGGCTTTCGCCGGTAGGCAGAGTAACCTCGGTGCCAGTAACAGAGAACTGAGACTCGGCAGTTTCGCCCAGCTCAAAGGTCTTCAGTGCATTGCCCTGACCATCGACCAGATCGATGTACTTAAAGGGGGCATTTGCAACAGCAGTCTTGGGGGTATGGGTCAGAGTCAGCTTCTTGCCGTCAGCAGAAGTCAGGTACTCAACAGTGGTAAAGACCTGCTTTGCCTCAGAGGAAGCAACCTCCTTCTTGGAGCCCATCTGCTCTGCCAGAGCACCCAGATGCATCAGAGCATTGGACCAATCTGCCTCTGCAGTCTTGCTCTTGTCGAATGCCATGATGTTAACGCCCTGTGCGTCCTGAGCATAAACGGTCTCGCCACCCAGAGTCAGCTTGAAATCCTTAACCTGATTCATGGTCCACAGACGCTTGCCGTTCAGATCATACTCGTGAATGCGATGAACGCGGTCAATAACGACCTCATTAAAATTAAAATCGCTCATAATATTCTTCCTTTCAATTTATTTGGATAAAATAAAAGAGCAAGGTCAATCAATCAACCTTGCTCGTCCAATCCAGTTGTGCTTTTGGAATCTTTCCAAATTCCACGGTGCCAGCGTAAACGCCATGCATCGTATTGTCGTATTTTTTTATTTGCTGAATCTTTCTTACATGATTCATGAATACACTCATAGGGTAATCCATAGCCTTGAAGTAATCCGCTTTAAAGCCGGACGAACACGCCATTGAGAGCACAAGCTCTGCAAGGTGTGGTTCATAATGCTTTGTTTTCTGATACTCCAAGTTATCTTTTGCTTCCTCTATCATTGCAATTCTTGTCGGTTCATCAGCAGCAAATTCAGAATGCTTTTCAATTCCATTCGCAGCACATAAGTACTGAGAAATTGTTTCATACACTACATGGTCAATACGAGTATCCGTAAGTCTGTTGTGCAAAACAATCTCACCACTTATGTTATCTTTTGCCATCATAAACCCAGAAGTGTCCATATCACCAAGCAAAATAGACATATCCTGATTTTTATTGCCTATAAAAAGTTGCCGGAACATTTCAAAATCCGAAACCTTCTGCCAATCAACCCCAACAGAGTCAAGCTGTGCTTTATAATCGCTTGATGTAGAACAGAATAAGTAAACCAACTGAAAATACTTTTGCTCTCCATAATCGATAATATCACCGACCGACGGCATGTAAATCGTAATTTTGTCATTGATTTTGAAATCTCTTCCACGCATCAAGCTTGGCTCATACATTTCTCGAAGTTCCATCAACCACACCCCACAAGGTCATCCAGATCCTGCGTCTTGAACGTCATAATTCTCACACGATGGTGTAAATCCATGTTGTCTTCGATATTGGATGTGATTTTAAGCTGCTTGATTCCAAAAATTGTACTGCCGTGTAGTTCTTTCTCCACAAGACCACTCAGATAGTCAACTCGTGTTGCGCCACCATGACCTTTCATCTTCATCAGCGCCTGGTTCACAATAACCCACACAGTAAGAGTAAAGTTTTCATACCAGTCGTTGACATTACTGCGGTCAGTCATGTTTACCTTAAAACAAATATAGCTGTGTGCTGCCTCAATCGTGTCGGGAATATGGAAGTATGGGAAGATATATGTATAAATCGCCTCGTCAGGCTCTTCAATATCGTCATTACCCATTGCTTCAACAAGTCCTTCAGTATTGACCAGCTTTAAAGCCAATTTGTTTTTGTAGTCAGTAATCAATTCACTCGTTGTCACAGCAAACTCACCACCTTACATTCGATAGATGTATTTGCCGTACCATCTGCATTTGTCAAAGAAATCCTAACAGTTACGCCATCCATGATACTATTATTCAAAATACGAATTTTGAAAACATCATCCGTAGCAACCTGTGTTTCAACAAAGCTCTTGAATTCATCAAGGCAAATAAAACTCCACTTTGCAACTTCCGCAACCTCTTCACCCGTAATGCTTGTGAACACCGGAGTGAACTTTTTCCAAGAGCCACCAACACGAACTTCCGGCTTGCCTGCGTACTTAATAGTAGCTGTTACCTGAGAATCCGCATCCGGCTCATCACTCTTATTCGGCTCAAAATAATCACAAATCATCTTCTCGGCATTATCCGTCTTACTGTTGTACTGATCCTGCCGGATATTCAACACAAGGAACCCCTGTGTCTTGCCATGCAGTTCATAACGCTCTGTACTCTGGTCAACAGAAGTCGTAACATATGTTTTAGGCTCGCCATTGATAATTTCCAGCATAAAGCGCTTATCAAGGTCGATCAGTGCGGTCTCGTCATCAAAAGGCATCTGCACTTTATACTCACGTTGACTCAATGAAGTCATAACAATCTCCTTATTATTTGCGTAATAAGGCTTGCTCAGCGTTGCCCAACGAGAGACTATCTCACCAGTAATCGGATTTTGCCATTGAATCTGACGGTTACAAAGCTCCATTTTTCCACGAAGAAAAATTTCATCATTTGGTTCTATCTCAGTTACAAGCCATTTGCAGTTGTAGCAGTCAACAATATCACCAAGATTCAAAGAATCACCGGGATAAGCCCAGATCTTTTTCTCCTTGACTATACTATTACTACGGCTGACAACCAGCTTCTGAGGCAAACCATTTACTAAAGTATTATCCTCGTAGTCAACACTATCTTTGAAGTGTGCAGCGAAGTCACGTTTTGCAAAAGCAATTTTGACGTCCTTTTTGTTAGACATCTTTGCGGCACCACCAACAGCTCGTGCCCTCGTATAAAAGTCCATCGGTATACCTCCTTACTCAGAGTAGGAAGCGTATGTATCATAGTCGATGGTCTTACGCTTACGGGTCGAGCGGTCTTTTGCCATATAGTTATCCAACATTGTCATATTCTCCTCATGGATGTCTTTCACAAGGGCACGAATACTCGCACGCTCATTAGCAGGGGAGAATACCTGTAAACTTGTAGGAAGGTCTTGTGCGCTAAATGCCTTTAGCTTTCCAAATTCTCGTTTGAAATGTTGCTCCAACATCAGGTGCGCAAGCATATCAATTTCGTCGTATGTAAGGTCTGAATTGAATTCCTCTAACTCAGAATCATAATCATCAAAGCTAAAATTCTCTTCAGGCTCAATATTTCTGAAAATAACAGAAAGAGACTCCATTAAATAACTCTTTGCACGGTCATGCACAAGGTTTCTTACTTCATTCTCACTCAGGTCAAAATACTGAAAAAAATTACTATCAGTTTCAACCAACTCGTAGAACTTGTCGTATATTTCCGAAAATGCGGTCACATTATCCCTCCAATCTTACTCGGCGGGAACGACCTCCGCCTTTTCTGCCTCTGCCTTCTTACGGCCACGCTTGACAGCAGACTTTTCTGCAGAGCTGTCCTGTGCAACAGGCTGCGCACCTGCCATCATAATAGATTGCATCTGTGCCATCATAGCCTGCATCTGCTTCTGCATTTCAGCCATCTGATTCTTTGCAGTCTCAAGTTCTGCCTGAACATCAGCAGGGGCAGACTTAGCTGCAGGCACAACAGACAGTTCACTGTTACGCTTGCCAGCACGCAGCTCCTTATAACGCTCATCAATCAGGCGCTTGACCTTAGTAGACAGGTCTTCACCGGCATTGGTCATACGATAAAAGCGACCACGAATACGCTCAAACTGAGCACCATCCTTGATGTCAATCATACGCTGAAGATTCTCGACAGTGGGATTCAGAATCGCATCATCAATATCTTCAATGAATAGAACATCGTCACCCTTAATGCCAATAGCCTTAAAGATTTCATTCTGCTCTTCAGGGCGAAAACGCAGAACACCATTCTTGAACGCAGAACAAGTGCTGTTCATATACATGATCTCCTCCGGCGGAATAGGAATCACACAAGGCTCTTCCACATTACCGGGCTCGAAAGTATAGCCCTTACCGTTCAGTGACGAAATGGTAACCACGTTATCGTCGCAGTTCAGAACGTCAATAAACTTCTTTTCCATCACGGAACTCATAATTTGTCTCCTTTTCTATAAAAGCGGAAGCCGCAAAGCTCCCGCTCAAATTTGCTTTTGGTAAAAATTACTGCAGAACAATCTTAGCAACACGCTCAGGATGTGCAATGCTGTAACCATAAGAGAAGTCCTTCAGCATCAGATGAACCTTTTCGTTATTGTTGTCATAGTCCTCATAAGTATGAGTCTCGCCCTTCATGTCAAGGCGACCAATACGACCGGCAATACCATAAATTCTCTTCTGCTATTTTTAAGAAAAATGTTTATCTAAAATTGATTCAATGTTATCAAAATCCGTGTAGGGAATCCTGATAAGCTTAATGCCGTTATTTTGGCAATACTCGGTTTTAATGTTGTCATTCCGTTGCTGTGTCTCAAATTTATACTTGACACGTTCAGCAGATTCGCCATCTCCAAACTTTACTGGCTCAAAATGTTGTTCTCCATCGTATTCGATGCAAGTGTTTTTGTCCTTGACGTAAAAATCAAATGGTAATGGACGAATATTCCTACAATCATCAAACTTAAATTCACGAGTGTAGTTTATTCCGTTGTCATCAAAATACTTTGCAATACGTAAAGCACCATGCGATAGATTGCATTTTGGGCAACCTCTTCCTGCTAAAACAGAACCAACAAGAGTGTGCCACTCATAACCACATTTTTTGCATCGAAAATTCGCATGAGATGACATATCTTTATAACCATTTATATATTCAATACGATCATTCGTTTTTGCGATTCTTTCAATAATTTCTGCCTCTGAGACACGAGCCTTTCCAGCACATTTTGGACAACCAGAATTTCTGTTATTAAGTATCGTATCGGGGATTGCAGTCCAATGATAACCGCAAACATCACATGCAAAGTCCACTTTTACGGAAATGCGAACGTATTTTGAAAGAACACGGATAGTAGGAAACCGCTCGTGCATTTCTTTCAAAAACTCATCTTCTGTACGTCTATTTGCAGCACGCCGACAACACTCCATACACCCATGACCCTCAAGTAAGGTGTGTGGAACACCGTCCCACTCATATCCATCAATCTTACACTTACAACGAACACGAGAATCATTTTTCTCATATTCTGAAAGCAATTCAATGTTTGGATTTACCTTAAAGAGTTCTTCTCTAAATTGAGTAGGGGACTTTCGATACGATTTTCCACGTTTTAAAGATACACAAACTGGGCATCCATGAGTTGGAATTTCCAAAAGTATTCTTGCTTGAACTTCTCTAACGTCGCCACAAATCATACATTTCCGAAGAACTTTTTTCCTTCCACCTTTGTAGTCAGAAAGAACTTCAAAAGAAGGATTTATTTTACGAACTTTTTCCTTAAACTCTTCGGTTGTCATCATACGAATCATTTTGCACACCTCCTTTCTTGCAAAATAAAAGCCAGATACTCTACACAGCATCTGGTTGAATCAAAATATTAGATAAACACTATAATCGGACGCTACTCCGTTCTTGTTGCATATAGCAACCTCGTACTCTCATACGAGCAAAGACTATATCTTCACCCAGTAAAAACTGGGGCACACCACTTCGGATGCCAAACACTTGCATCCTAACCGCTCCCACGCGGATAGTCGTTGAACCTTCTCCTTTTCGGAGCTTGGTTGCTGATTGCCCATTATTTTTAATGTTTAGGTTTTAACCATGCATCATCTACAATTTTCTTTCTACTTTCGCAACCACCCATCTAGGCATATTTCATCCTTCTGTTTTGGTAATTGTAGTTTTAGGGTTTTCCAGCAATTCAATGTGTATTTGTTATCGTGACTTACATCACGACTGGACTATATTACGTAAATTTACATAAATTTAATCCGGGATCAGCAGGGAACCATCGCCCAGTTTCTTGGCAGAACTAATACCAGTGATAGCCACGCCGTCGTAAGTCTTCACCAGACCATAACGGTTGAACTCGTCCTTAGCTGCGTCAGACAGATACTCTGCGTAGCCGGTCATACGACGCATCTTAGCACAATACTTCATCAGGCTGACAGTGAAGGGATTACCACCATCTGCGTACTCATTCAGGTACAGAGCCAGAGCGTCCATATCCTGCATAGTGGGCTCCTTGCCCTGAGCATCGATCTTCTGCTCACCACCAGCAATCATGTCATCAACCATACCGAAGACGTCATAGAACATCTTGTTCTTCAGAGACTCGCTCATGAATGTAGTCAGAGTAGCAATAGACTTCCAACCATTGCGACGAATTTCCATAAACGAAATGTCCGTTTCCACCTGAATATTCTTCCAAACAGGCTTAATAACCTCATAGTGCAGGTAGGACTTCGGTACGTTGCCACCCTTAGCAGCCTCGTGAGCTACCAGAGTATTGCGGATTGTACGACCTGCCTGATAGTCGTCGTTTTCACCGATAGTGCCACGATCAAACATAGCATCCAGCAGCTCATCGGGAGCATTATAGGTATCATCGGTCACGGTACGATTAACAAACTGACCAATCTCGCGGTCAGGGTCGCCCTTGTCAATCAGCTCGTTAATGTGTGCCTCACAAACCTCGGCAATCTCCTTGTCCTCGGCATCCATGGGCAGATTATACTGAGTCTTCTCAGCAACACTATAAACACGACCAGGCTTCTTCATCAGCTCGGCCACTTCAATATCCAGTGCCATAATTCATTTCCTTTCTCTTTGCGCAAAATAAAAGAGCTACCGCCAAAAGACGATAGCCTTAAATTTCACGTATCATATTCAAGATTTTTCTCTCAATCAAGCAACAGTCTTTACCTCGGGCAGCACACTGATCATAATCAGCTTGTGGCCGTTGTCATCCATCACACCAGCAAACTCAAAACGAGAAGTACCAGTAGTAGCAACCTGCCACTTGCCATCAGTGTTAACCTCCAGCAGCTTGCCGATATTGGCATCCTGTGCATCATCTGCCTTATACTGGTCAGTACCGTACAGCTCGCCAGCATACAGAGGAACGCGCTTCACCAGCGCACCTGCCTCAATCTTGGTGACCATCTTATCATAGTCATCAAAATTAGTCTGGCTTGCATAAATGCCCTCCGGGATAAACTCATGGGCAACCATCTCGATGCCCTCGGCAGTAGCTGCGTCAGGGAACTTAACCTGACCAGCCTTGTGGTCGACCTGAACACCCATACCGGTGACCATAGCGACCTTTGCTGCATAGTTAGCGGGAATATTCTTCGCGCCGTTCACCATCAGTTCACGAATCATAATATTTTTCCTTTCTCTCAAATGTTATTACTTACCCAAATATTCCCGCCATGCGTCACGCTTACTAGCGTTAGTGGTGTTATACTTGGTTTCATTCAAATTCAGCTTGATACTCTCAGGCTTATGTACCTCAGAGGTCTCAATCTTCTTTTCAGTAGGAGTCTTCTTAGCGGCTTCAACGCAACGCTCGGCAATCACACTCTTGATGCCAGTCTCATCCAGATTCTCAATCAGACTTGCGTAGTTGCCACCCTCAGAAACTTCAGCTTCAGTAATCATCTTGCTGGAGATTGCGTACTGACGCAGATCCTCCTTCTTCTGTGCAAGCTCTGCAGTCGCCTTTTCTGCCTCTGCCTTCTCGGCCTGATCCTTATACGGAGTCAGTGAAGCAACCTCTTCCTTTGCACTCTGCAACTCGGTATTCAAACTTGCAATAGTGTTATTCAGCTCCGCAATCTTGGTATTGACATCAGAAATAGAAACGGTCAGAGTGATATTCTGCGGCTCACCCAGAGAAACTTCATCACCCTCAACAGTGTAGGGGAACATAATGTAATCCAGCTCGTTCATGTAGCCCCACTTCTTGCACCAGATAGTGTGATCTTCAGGGAACACATCAGTCATGTAGTAATCAGAGCTAATCTTTGACACTGCATCTTCAAGCTTCATATACAGGTCACGACCAGTCAGACTGGAAGTCTCTGGAGCGGGTTCAGGCCCACCAGCAGGTTCAGTGCCGGTTTCAGGTTCGATCGGGGGAGGAGTTTCACCGCCTTCCTCGGAAGTTTGAACATCAGGCTCTGCCGGAGTAGTGGGCTTGGTAGCAGGTGCAGCGTCAGGCTCGCTAACGGGAGCCTGCTCTGCCTGCTCAGGCTTAGTGGGCTCGACCTGTGCGGTCTGAGTCTCCTTGTCCTTATTCAGTTCCAAATTTTTTGCCTCCTTTTCATTAGATTCTGTATTTGAAATCTCTTTTGTATCCTCGATATAGGCATTTGCCAATTCAAGACCAAAATCGGTTTCAGCGACTTCAAGCAGTTTAGAACACTTATATGCCGGTTCAACATTTGCACCAAGCAAGCAATGTGCAGTAAACACACCATCGTCAATGATTTTTGCCATGCGGCCACCCACAATTCCCTTATGAGCTTTCAGCACATCAATTTCCCAACTGGTATTTAACGTGCCGCTCTCAATACGGCGCAGAATCGTCGCACAAGCCTTTGGATATCGCTTCCAGATCTTACAAGAGGCAACAATAAAGTCGGTATCGTCAATTTTCTCGATACCGACCGACTGAAAACTACCGAATGCATCAGTGTCAAATTCAGCAGTTTTGTATTCATTGCCATCATCGTCTTTTCTGGTGACGACTTTCATATTGTGACCGGAAAAATCCAGTTCACCCTTTGGAGCTACGACCAACTTGCCAACAAGCGGGTTGCCAACCAGTGTACTCATCCAACTTTCAATGGTGTCACGGTTCAAAGCAACCTGATTCCCATTTACTGAGAAGTCACAGATGACAAACTTGGCAAGATAGTGGTCTGGATGCTCCGTAATCTCAGAGCAACAGATATTTCTACTATAGAAATACTCCTTACTCATCGTTCATCACCTCACTTACTATCTTCATTTCTCTGCTGGTCATAAATTTGTTTTTCAGTTTCCTCGCCCTTTGGACGGCCTGTTTTTTTATCACTGTCACCACCGCCGGAACTACCGGTCGATGTATAAGAGGTCTGGCGAGCCACAAACACATCGTCATAACCTTCTTCGGTTTCGGCCTGACGCTTGCGTAGTTCGTCCTCGGCATGAAGTCCCATATACTCGTAAGCAGTCTTGTAAGAACAGTTCAAAGTGGTAAACAGGAACTGAGCAATCGCCTTCTTCATCTCCATACCCATCATTTCAGTAGTAGAGACCTTCACATCAGGGCAGTACATTGGGTCTACACCTGCGTCTTCAAGGCGAATACGATACCAGCGTTTTAATACATCTTCAATCTGCTCTGCAATCTTACCAATATTTTTCATCAACTGGTCAAGAGACACTTTTGCAGTTGAAACAGTCTGCTGACCATCAGTATTCAAGAAACTAATACCCAAAGCAGCCATCTCTCTGTTGCGATACTGCTTGACAGTCTCGATATTTGTCATCTCAACTTTTGGCTCAACATACTTAATATCCTTTACATAAGGCGCGGTAGTCACAAGTACGGTATTTTGTTTCCATGCACGCAACAGATTGTCATGTGCCGTCACCTGTTCAGAGAACCCTTTCTTGTCGTTGTTTGGTCCCATCAACGCTGGGTCAAGCTGTTGCCAGATGATTTTCTTTGCCTTTGCCTTAGCATTTACACGGTCTGAAGTATCAAAAGTTTCAAGCATCAATGCCGGACGTAATGCGCGGAACAGGGGAGAGACACCATATTTCTGCCCCATGTTGCCAATACGAATCACACCACAATGGTCAACATCCAATTTTGCATAGGTATCACCATTCTTAAACGCCTGATACACCTCATCTGGATAGTTGTTCTGAATCTCAGTCTCCTGATTTTCAAAGAATAGTGCTTTATTCTTCTTATCCTTCAGCATAGATTTGCTCAAAGCGGATTTCAGCTTAGACATATTGATAAGCACAACAGGCTGTCCATTTGATAAGTAATCACTTATCTCAGCAATACCAAGAGGGTAGTAGTCTACAATGTAGTTCTCATCCTTCTGACGCAGATATGTAATATAAGTGCCCTCTGCGTAAGTCATCGGAATGGCAGCACGCAGCAGACTTCGCACATTGATTTGTGTATTGAAGTCATCAATCACTTCACGGGCATAATTTACCTGTTTTGTCTTATTACGCTGCTCAGGGAACTGTGCGAAACTGCATTTGAACTCCGTATTAACATTCGCCTCAATCGCATCATAAGTAATGCCAATCAGGTCATCTTTATTGATGTAATTACGGATGATTCCATTGACTGTCTGCACATTCGTCAGGCTTGACTGTAGCCCTCGTGCAAGTTCATCAATTCGGTCAACCGTCAAAGTCTCGGAGGAGGCTGAAATTTTCAGGTATGTACTATACTGTTTGTTTTCAGGGTCATAAGACGCAACTGCATTTCGGATGACGTTATTCATTCTCTCCTCTGAAAGCTCGTTCAAAGAGGTAATAACAACAGTACCATCATCTGTCTGTGAAGCAGTCACGACATCAAAATCTTCCTTTTTCTTTCTTGCCACATTTTTCACCTCCTCTGCCTAGAAGTCAATGTTAGAAATACAAATCGGCGGAACAGTCATTGTCTCCACCGCAGACTGACGCACTTTATCCTTACGACGTAATTCGTATAGACGATGAGCAAGCAAAATCGCAACATAGAACCTATCATCGTGAATTTTATTAGCAACATCGGGTGCCAAAGCATATGTTACGGTCGTATTTTCAGAGTTTGTCGTTTTCTGAATACTTGTAATCTCGTTCTTCATCAAGTCGATATTAACCCACGCAGTCTGTTCCTCTAAGGAGAGTTCATGCGTCTTCAAAATTTCTTGTCCGGTTGTTTTGTCTACGCCATCTACTACCTGAACGTAATCTCCGCCGTTATATTCAAGAGGGAAGTGAATGACGCCAAGATTCATCAGCTCAATAAATTCCTCAACCATGGCAGTACGGAATTTACGTGGACTAATTAGACGTAGCTTGTCAACAGCATCTGGGTAACGGGCATCATATCCTTCATATAATTCATGATTTGCGTCGATAAAACCACGATGCTCTACGCCTGTTTTATCAGTCCAATTGTTAAGCAAACCGTCCGCATATGTTGAAGTACCACCGCCGCCAGCGCCTTGGTCAATCATCAATCTATCAATGTACTCGTAATCAGGATTTTGACCATTGTAATGTAGAATCAACTCATGCAACTGCTCAAGCTGACGATTAGAATCGAGCTTGAATTTTTTCTCATTCGCAAGATCAACCATGTTCACGCAATTTATAATGTCGCCACACATGCCGTTTTCTGGATCGTTATAAATACGCATGACGCCAACAATAGAGTTATCCATTGTGCGGGCAGGATCAAACGCAAGAATATACTGGTAGTTCTTATCCCAATAAAGCTGTGGTATATACTTTCGCTCATTGCGACGAACTGTACCCCATTTGATGATCTGATTTACGCCACCATCACGGCTTGGTCGATTATAATATTCACGCAACGCCTTCATTTTATTTGACTTTAGAGCTGCTTCAACTTTATCTCTCGTCAGCAGAGCTTTGTACGGCTTGCCGTTCATATAAACCTGAATTGCAACATCACAAATCATGTCACAAACAAAATAATCACGGTCACCGGCAATCATACGCTTTGCAAAGTTTTTATAATAACGATAGAATAGTTTATCCATTGTATCCTGACTCGAAGCATACACAAGCTGTGTAGGAACCTTGCGAGGCTGAGTTTCAGGGTTATAAGAATCATCCGTATCAGTCACGAAGTCAGTATTCTGAGTGGCAAAAGCTTCACAGACAACAATCAGTTCGTCGGAGCAAAATGCAGCCTCGTCAAAAAACACAAGAGTTGCACGACGGGATCGGTTGGAATCCGGGTTGGAGTTTAGCGTGTTAATAGAGCTACCGTTGTAAAACTCAACAACATACCCGGCGGGATTATGACTAAAGCCACTCTTATTAGTTGCAGACTTTTTCGTTTCTTTCTCTGCAATGTCCTGCAGACTACGAATAGAAGCTGCTGTTTTACCAACACGAGTGACAATTTCTTCGATTTTATTAAAAGTTTCTGAATATATTTAATGTACATCGCAACTGTACATTGCCGCATAAACGACCACACAATTTCTTGTCGTGAATAGACTATTTCATCATCCAAAATATAATTTGGAGCTTGATTTTTCCTCCGCCATAAGCTTGCGGTTTTACTCTCCCACAAGGAGATAGTCGTTGAACCTCACCCTGTCATATAGACGTTACGGGCAGTGGCTGCATGAACATGGATTGTTGCGAGCTTTAGCACGTCATAAGACGATTTTATTTCAGCATAACTCATCTCTACGTTTTTTCTGCTTTCGCACATTTACGTTTGCCGTTTCCGGTTCCGCTTTAGTGTAGAGCTTTACCAATTACCTGCAATTAACCAAGAAGCACACACACATCTCTGTATATGTGAGGCAACTTACCTTGCTCTGATCACCGACACTACTTACAATATAAATAGCTTGGTTTTCATACAACATAGCCTTCAGTAGAATAAAAACTGAACCTACAAAAGACTTACCAAAATTTCGACTACACGCCCAAAGGACATGACTTGCGTTCCAGCTTTGTTCTAGCATATATGCCTGAGCGTCAAATAGTTGGATACCTAACAAATCTCTGGCGGCAATAACAGGATTGCGCCGATAGAATGCAATCGTTGCTGCATCACACTCATAAATCTTACGTTTTGCGGCTGTAATAATAGGCGCTCTTTGTTTCATTCTCATACGGCATCACCATCCGTATCTTTTGCGCTTGCATCAATACCGGCATCTTCCAACAGCTCCTTAAGCCGCTGATTCTCGATAAGAGACAGCCTGTATTTTTCCTTAGCGTCATCACTTTCTTTCTGGAACTTATCAATCAGTTCTCTTTGTGTATCGAAAATTTCCTGCATGTCATTTTCGTCAAAGAAAGCATTTTCCTTGATTGCCTTAACACTCATATCTGCCGCCCATTGAGTGCCCGGAGACCGTAACTGGTCGTAGAAGTTTGCTTCTGCACCAGCAATATCCTTTTCACGCATATCCTTCATTAAGAATGTAAGCGTATTACGTCCGGCATCCTTATTAGAACGGTTCTTGACAGAAATCTCGTTTTCTTTGGCAATCTTGTCGTTATTAGAAACTAGCTTAACCTTAATGTCATTCAGACTTTTGATAGTGTCTGCTGAATTCATCGGGTCAAGCTGGGCAAGTCGGAAATCAATCTTACGAATCTGGCCGTTATTGATGACAACCTGAATAATCTGAGATAGCTTATAAGGATCGTCCTCAATACCATCTTCAAAATATTTAATAAGGTCACTAAACAAATAACGCCTGTCGTTTTCAGAGTGTCCTTCAAACGGGTCGTATCCTACAACCGAAATAACATCATCACGAGCTTGAATTTCAGCCTTTGACCACTTTTGTTCTTTTTCATCTCGAACATCCAGAGCATTTTTATTCAACTCACCATTTGTAAGTGTATTTGAAAAAGTCTGCATCTGAAATTGTCGTTGATTCAAAACAATTCTTGACATTTTGCCTGGAGTACAAGTTCCTGAACTTTGAACAATAGAATCGTACAGAGAGTTATAGAACGGGATGTCTAAAATATGGCAAAGAATAATGCAAGCAGTCCGGTCTGATTCGTACATCCGAGAGTATTTTTCAAACATTTCTGTTACACACTCTTTGCAAATCGGAGTGTAATTATCATTTGCCTTCCAATTGCCATAACTGTTTTTATAAAAATGCCCGATTGGAGAATCATACTCTTTACCACAACATAAACATTTATAGCTTTTCTTATCAGAAACTATAATATCAGCATCTGCGGTTTTTGGTTTTCTAGGCAAATAAACACCTCCTTTTTCACGAAGCTACCTTCCTGTTTCTTTCTCGTGTTTTAATCATATTTAGATATGGGTGTGGAGGAATCTTTTCTCCTTTGTATGTAAAACTCCACATGAAACCAGATGCCGAAACTCTTTTCCCGTTACAACAAGCTCCAATCTTCATATTATCACCACCAACTGCTTTGGCTGCTTCAGTCGGAGTCTTGTAGCATTGAACATAGTCTCCATTAAGAGTATATTGGAAAACAGTCCGCAATCGTTTTGGTGGTCTTTCCACACTAGCAAATTCGCCTTGATATTCAAAGAACCAACGGCTTCCGTAGGCAGAAAATTGTGTGCCGTTTAAGCACTGAGAAATATGGCATTTAATTCCAGCCAAATCATGTCCATTTTCTTTAACAGAGATTGCCGCATCTAATATCGAAGGATATTTATAAATAAACTTTCCATCTAACCCATCGTATCTAAAGATATTGCAGCCATCTCCATATCGTTCATCTAACAATAAACTCCTTCTTACTGGACCAATATTAGCAACTTTTTTACGCGACCATTGAAATCCTCCAGAGCTATGCGTTTTTCCTGTTGAACAAGCGCCAATATTTGATGCAACGATACCAAGCTGACGTTCTACTTCATCCATCGACGGCCACTCGTTTATATAATTTCCTTCCAAATCATATTGATAAATCGGTCTTGAACAACCTTTGTTATAAACTCCAGCGGTTCCAGAATCACCGCCTTTTGATATATTGTAACCATACTTTGGATTTGTCGTTTGATATTCTTGAATGTATTTTTGCTCAAGTTCGCAAGCTTCTTCCTTGCTTACATCAATGGCAAGTAATTCGTGGTCAAAATTTTTCCATCCATATTTATTGATTGCTCTTCCAAAAATTTGATGTTTATATCCACTACCATCAGTTCTCCAACGATACGATGGACGCTGGTTGGTAATACCAATATATCGTTTGCCATTTACCTTGTTGGTGTGCATATAAACGCAAAATAAATTCGGATTCGTATTATCAAGAGACATATCTTTCTCCTTTCTTTTAAAATAAAAAGGAGAGCTCACTGGGAACATACCCCAGCATTCGTTCTACTCTCTCGAACAACCATTTCGGTAGCGAATATCAAAATAAAGCCGTAGAACGTGCGCACATCCTACGGCAGCAAATACACCCTCTAATGTGCTTGTAAAACAGAGGCCGAGAGTGTTTCCTTCTATAAAAGACCTATCATAATACGCATCGTTGAGATGCTTGGCGGGTTCTGTTCTTAAAAAGCGTCTCTCACATGGTACGCACTGCAAGTAAGCGAGTGAGAGACTAATCATCTATTTGAGCTTGCTATATTACCGACATAAATGTCGTGAACATACCTTGCCCTGCCAGCGAACCGGCATTATAATCAAAATAAACCTACCGCTAGAGGGAGTAGAAAACTGACGGCAGGCTTGCAAAAGGGGGATGCTGGGTACAGAGGGTGGATTCGAACCACCGACCTTCTGGGTATGAACCAGACGAGCTACCTGACTGCTCCACTCTGCGTTGTATGTGCCTAAGTGTCGCCTATTTCGCAATCGTGTGCGCACCACAGGTTGATCATAGTTTTACTTCGGACTTGTCTCCAACCGCGAATTGGAGACCATTTTGTTGGCACGTCCATCCCGAATTGAACAGGAAACACGCGGTTTTGGAGACCGCTGCTC